AATGGGGATTTGGCCAAAAGAATCCACCGCCCAAGCGAAAGCAGCAGCAGAAGCTGCCAAACAAGCAGAACCAGCACCTGCCCCACCCACTGAAAAACAAGATGCCGCGGCTGCTGCTGAAAATAAAAAAAGTGCCGCGATAGATAATATGGGGAATGAAATCGTAAAACAATTATCAATGATGAATAAACAATTGGGCCAATTATTAGCTCAACATGATGAATTGGGTCGTAAACAAATTAAAGCGACAAAAAATAATAATCAAAATCTATTTGAGCAAGGATAATATATGAGAGCCGATGAATTTATAGTAGAAAAAATCGATCTATCATCCGACCATCACCAAAAAATAACCGACATCGTGAACAAGTGGGGTACATGGATTAATTCTACAATGGATGATCAAAATATTAATGATACCGAATTCCATCACACTATCAGCAACCAGTTGGTAAAATATTTACAACCAACGGTCAAGAAAATAATTAATCAGAATATTAGCCCCTCATTCATGCCAGATGATGATTATGAAGGGCACAAACTTAAAATTGAAGTAGCAGTTGAATCACAGTCATCCATTAAGGGTGGGATGTATAGTAAATGGAGTAAACTGTACACAAAAAAACCAAAATATATCCTGTATAATAAAATATTATTATCTATATCTCCACAAGAATTATCACAGGTTATTAAAGGCAGTGAAAAATATATCATTGATTTTGCCTCTACTATAGCACATGAATTAACACATGTTATACAAAGTCTACGATCGACTTTGCAGGGAACATACACAAAACCATATACCAAACAACCAATCACCGATGAAGATGTTAGATATTTTATTTCAAAAATAGAATCAGAATCATACGCTGAAGGTACCCTATTTAAAATTATAAGTAAAGCAAAATTGTCCGGTGATCCGGAACTATATATCACAAAGACAGTCCTACAACCATTGCGTATGGGAATAGCCACTCTATTTAATAAAGAATTATTCCCGTCACAAGATTATGAAAAAATGAAAGCAGTTCTTAAAAGTAAATCCGATTCCCCTAAAATAGAATACGCTAAACAACAAGCGTGGAAACGATTTAATAAAAAGCTCTACGAAAAGCTCATGAAATACTTAGATAAATAGATTAACGTTGATCATATAGGAAAATAATAAATGTCTTGGCGAAAATACTTTACACCTGTCGCAGTTGGGAAAGAACCTGGTTCATATAGTCCAGTTGGTAGTAGCAATGGACAAAGTTCTAGACCGGGGCCAGCAAGAGCAAATTATAGCTCTTTCTTACCAGAAGTGTATACAGGTGCCCCTAATAGAATCGAACGATATCTACAGTACTCTACTATGGATATGGATTCGGAAATTGCCGCAGCATTAGATATTCTGGCAGAATTCTGCACACAAAAGAATAAAGAAAATAAAACTCCATTTTACCTATCATTCAGAAATAAAGCAACTAATTCTGAAATATCAATACTTAGAGAATACCTACAACAATGGAGCAAATTACAACAATTTGAAACCAGAATGTTTCGGATTATTCGTAACGTGTTTAAAAATGGCGACTGCTTCTTTGTGCGAGATCCAGAAACACAAAAATGGCAATATATCGACCCAGCTAAACTGGTTAAAATTATCGTCAATGAAAGCGAAGGAAAATTGCCTGAACAATATGTTATTAGAGATTTGAGCCCAAATTTTCAAAATCTAGTAGTAACCGCAATTAATCCTGGTACAACTAATACCAATAATCGTGGAACAAGCTATGTCGCAGGTGGCGCAGCAGCCAGAGGTATGATTGGTGCATACCCCGCAAACCCTTCATCATCAGGGTCCAGATTTACTATGGGGCAAGATGAAGTGGCGGTCGAATCGAGACACGTTGTCCATCTAAGTCTATCAGAAGGATTAGATAATAATTATCCATTCGGTAATAGTATTCTGGAAAATATCTTTAAAGTATATAAACAAAAAGAATTATTAGAAGATGCAATTTTAATTTATCGAATAGTTCGCGCACCAGAACGTAGAGTATTTTATATCGATGTTGGAAATATGCCTAGCCATTTGGCAATGTCTTTCGTAGAACGGGTGAAAAATGAAATCAATCAACGTAGAATTCCTTCCCCAATCGGCGGCGCAGGATCGTATGCTATTGATTCAAGTTTCAACCCAATGTGTTTAGACCTGAGCACTAACATTCCGCTATTGGATGGTAGAACATTATCGTTGTCGGCTATCATCGAAGAATATAAAAATGGTAAGGAAAATTGGGTATATAGCTGTAACCCAGAAACCGGAGCAGTAGTTCCGGGGAATATTACATGGGCTGGGATTACCAGAGAAAATGCGGATACTATTAAAATCACATTAGATAATGGAAAAGAATTAGTATGTACGCCAGATCACAAAATCCCAGTATTTGGTAAAGGGTTTGTTGAAGCTAAAGATCTTACAGTAGACGATAGTTTAATTGCATTTAATATTAGGAATAAAAAAATACAGGATAACAAAAAATCAAATGACTATCAACAGGTATGGGATCATGCCTGTAAAAAGTGGGTATATACTCATCGAATGGTTGGTCATTTCTTTAAAGCCATGTCGGCGGAAGAAGAGTTTACTTACCTGCCGCAATATGCAAATTCTGTTAAACAAGTGATCCATCACAAAGATTGTAATCGGTTCAATAATGATCCAGCAAATTTGTGCTTCATGACTAAACAAGATCATATTTTATATCATTCATCGAATAAAACCCAATATTGGGAAAATATGTCCGATGAGGAATATGACAGAATTACTACTAAAATATCTAATACCACTAAAGACAATTGGAACAAAAAAACCGAAGAAGAAAAGAACATCGCAAGAGATAAATTCAAACTAATTCGACAACGCGGAACATATGCTCGGGTGCATGATCCAATCGTTCGTGCTAGATACGCAGAAAAGATGTCAAAAAAACGAAAAGAATATTTCGAGCAGAATCCTGCTGCGTTAGCTCAAGCACGAAAAAATGTAGGAAAAAGAGTTTCTTGGTCTAATCAATCGTTGGTTGTTACTTTTGAAATGCTTCAGATCATTGCAAATATTGTAAAAACACAGTCAACAGAAAAAAAGACAGTTATTAAATTGTGTGATCAAAATGAAGCATTATTAAAGTTGGTTAAAGATGCGAATTCTGTTATGCCAACTGGTGCTACTCAATGTAAGATTGATTTCACCAAGTTTGGTGAAAGTAAAATGAAAAGATTGCTCCGCCATTTTGGCTATAAAAAATGGGCGACGTTTGTGACCGAAATTGATAATTTTAATCATCGAATTATAAAGATTGAAAAACATACTAATATGACCGTTGGAACCATTACAGTTGATGGCCAAGAACAGTGGCATGACTATCATACATTCGCTATAAGCTCTGGAATATATGTAAAAAATTCAACAAATGAAGATTTTTATTTTCCGACAACCAGCGATGGGAAAGGTTCCAAGGTTGATACATTAAATGGCGGAAGTAATGTGGGCGAAATAGCGGATCTACAATTCTTCACTAATAAATTATTTAGAGGGTTGAGAATTCCGAGTTCATATTTACCGACTGGTGCAGAGGATAGTGGGCAGCAATACAATGATGGTAGGGTTGGTACTGCATATATTCAGGAATTACGGTTCAACAACTATTGTATGAGATTACAAAGTCTTGTAGAAGGGGTATTTGATGAGGAATTCAAATTATATCTTTACAATCGTGGAGTTAACATTGATTCATCATTATTTGAAATCAAGTTACAAGATCCACAGAATTTTGCATCATACCGTCAGGCAGAAATGGATAATCAACGTGCCCCGACCTTTGCACAGATGGTAGCTATCCCTACTATTAGTAAACGATTTGCATTAAAACGATTCTTGGGATTGTCCGATGAAGAATTGGCAGAGAATGAACGGATGTGGGCCGAAGAAAACGGGGAAAGTACCTCGGTTGATACTGATAGTGTTAGTGAAATGAGAGGAATTGGCATAAGCCAAGCAGGAATTCAGTCAGACGCATCAATGGCGCAGACCCCAGAACTCCCTGCGGATGGTGCAGGGGCAATGGCTGGAGCCACCCCGGATGCGTCGACACAGCCGATGGCTGGGGCAGAATCACAAGGATAATGAAATGATATTGAGAGAACTATTTTATATTGACCCGGATTCGAAAGCAGTATCGAATAACATGGATTATGCGCAGGCGCATGATTCTACAACGATGAAACGGTCGGATACTCGTAAAACTAGATTGACGTTAAAACAGCTCAATCAATTACGAAAATCATCTGAAACTCATATTTTAGAGCAAGAGAAAGATTTGGAATTTGTTGAGAAAATGTATAAACATCAAGAACAGCCGATGTAATGACTAGAAGTTTTGTATTAGGGAATGGCACTAGTCGTTTAAATATTGCACCCAAACAATTGACACCATACGGGTTAATATATGGGTGCAATGCACTATACCGAGAATTCTCCCCGGATTATTTAATTGCGGTAGATCCTAAAATGATATTGGAGATTCGAGATACTGGGTATCAATTATCGCATCAAGTGTGGACAAATTCAAGCGTGTTGTATAAAGATTTTGTGGGATTCAATTATTTTACCCCTAGTATGGGGTGGAGTTCTGGGCCAACTGCATTAAATATGGCAGCAAAAGAATATCCGGATGAAATATACATCTTTGGATTTGATTTCACCGGGATCAATAACTTTTGTAACAATGTATATGCAGATACTGCAAATTATATTAAGTCAACTGACATTGCTACCTATTGGGGCAATTGGGAAAAACAAACGGAACAGGTTATAAAAGCATTCCCTACTATACGCTTTTATAGAGTAGTGGATGAAATATTTTACGATCCTCCATGGAAGGCTCATAATTTTAAAAACATGAAATATTCCGAGTTTTTAAAACAGATAACTACATGGTGAGCGAAAATGCGCATTTTTGAGGCATTTTGGTGCATTTTTTAGATATTAGATTAAATATGTAAGACAGCTATTAAATTTTTTAGGAGATAAACATGACTGATCGATCAAAGTTTGAACAGATGCTTGAGCATCTTATCAATGAAGAGCAAGACAAAGCCAAAGAACTCTTTCATGAGTTGGTGGTAGAAAAGTCTCGCCAAATTTACGAGAACATTCTCTCAGATAGTTTTGGTGATGATGAAGACGAATTCGGCAAGGATGACGAATTTGGTGATGATGAAGATCACGATGTCGGTGGCGACCCTGCTGATGATTTCATTGATGATATGGGATCAGACGAAGGTGATGAGGATTTCGGTGGTGACGACAGCGATGAAGATTTAGAAGATCGAGTTGTTGATTTGGAAGATGCCCTCAAAGACTTACAAGCAGAATTTGAAGCATTAATGGATCAAGAATCTGGCGAAGATGAGCATGATGGCGAAGATTTCGGTGACGATATTGATTCTGATCAAGATGATGAATTTGGATCAGATGACGACATGGGTGATGAAGATTTCGGATCAGACGATGAAATGGGCGATGAAGATTTCGCTGATTTAAAGAAAGAAAGTTTCTTTCGTGAATATGTTGAAACATTCGAATCCTCAAAGAAAACAGCAGGATTAAAACCAGTAAAAGTGCCAACCGGAGGTGACAAAGGCGCTAATACTAAGAGCCCTGTAGCAAAACCAAACAGAATGGGTGGATCATCCGCAAATATTTTGCGTGGTGATGAAGAAACAAAAGGCGGAACCAAAGGTGGATTAGCGAATCCTTCAGTATCTGAAGAAGATTTCGGTAATGTAAACAAACCGGGTGCAAATGCTGGTAAAACCGCATTCAAGAAACCTGAAGCTGGCCATGGGCCAGAAAAGAAAGGTACAGGCGATAAAGCTGCCAATACTAGAAGCGTAGTTGGTGCAAGCACTAGAAAACGTTAAGATCCAAAACGGTCCTCATCTTGATCAGTCAGTGAGGACCGTAATAAGGAGAAATTGGTGAAACAACTACTAACAGAATATATACCACCCGTTAACAGTCGGTCAATCATTGAATCAAAGGATGACTTTGATTATGAAGGAAAACCAACTGGGAAATCATTGTATTTAAAAGGTATTATGATTCAAGGCGGTATTAGAAACCAGAATCAGCGAGTTTACCCAGTTAGAGAAATTGAACGGGCAGTTCGAACTTTACAGGATCAACTCAAGAATAACTACTCAGTATTGGGTGAATTAAATCATCCATCGGATCTAAATATAAATTTAGATAGAGTAAGCCATTGTATCACAGATATGTGGATGGAAGGAGCAGATGGTTGCGGAAAATTGAAAATTCTTCCAACACCACTAGGCGATATTGCCAAAACCTTGCTACATTCCGGAATAAGATTAGGGGTTAGTTCCCGCGGCTCAGGTAATGTGAAAGAAGATGGTTCAGGAGAAGTATCTGATTTCGAAATAATTACAGTAGATATCGTGTCAACCCCGTCTGCCCCAGGATCGTATCCTAGCCCAATTTATGAACATCTAATGAATTCAAAAGGTGGTTATAAAGCAATGAAAGTGGCGAAAGAAGTACAAGGCGATATCAAAGCACAAAAATACATTAAAGAAAGCCTATTGAAAATAATAGGTGGACTCCAATAACATTAGGAGAAGAAAATGTTGGAAGCACTAAAATCTTTGTTTGACAATAATGTTATTTCGGAAGAAGTTAGATCGGATATCGAAAATGCGTGGGAAGCTAAACTTACAGAAAATCGTAACCAAGTTTCTAAGCAATTACGTGAAGAATTTGCTGCCCATTATGAGCACGATAAAAGTTTGATCGTGGAAGCAATGGATAGAATTATGTCCGAGCAGCTTAAAGAAGAAATCGCTCAATTTTTAGACGATAGAAAACAATTAGCTGAACAAAAAGCTCGGTATGCCATCAAGATGAAAAATGATTCTTCATTAATGAAAGAATTTGTTACCCGTCAGTTGGCAACTGAACTTAAAGATTTGCACGAAGATCATCAATCCATGGTTGGAAAATTTCATAAATTGGAAGAATTTGTGGTCGAAGCATTGGCGCAAGAAGTGTCTGAATTCTATAACGATAAACATGACTTAGTAAAAACTAAAGTTAAGTTAATGAAAGAAGGTAGAGAAGCTCTTGGCCACTTGAAAGAACAATTGATTAAAAAATCTGCCAAGGTTGTAGAACAAGTTGTTGAAACTACCTTGACTAAAGAAATTTCTCAATTGAAAGAAGATATCGAGTCTGCTAGACGGCATGATTTCGGTAGAAAATTGTTCGAAGCATTTGTATCAGAATATCAAACTAGTTATCTGAACGAAAAAGCAGAAACATCCAAACTATTAAAGATCATCGATAAGAAATCTTCAGAAGTTATGGAAGCAAAATCTAAAGTTTCAGAAGCTTTGCATATCATAAAAGCAAAAGATGCACAAGTAAAAAAACTTATGGAATCTAAACAACGTCAAGAGATTATGCATGAGTTGGTCTCGCCATTGGCATCAGAACAACGCGGCATCATGAAGGAACTTCTTGAAAGCGTTCAAACATCGAAACTGCGTGATAGTTTCGATAAATATCTACCAGCAGTTATTTCCGGCATTCAACCAACCAACACTAAAAAAGTATTGGCTGAATCGGCAGGTAACAAGATAGGTAATACCATTAGCAGTGAACCCGATGCGAATATTATTGACATTCGTCGGCTTGCTGGAATTTAAAAATAATTTATTAGGAGAATATAAATGTCAGAATTATTAACTAGTCGTTGGGCAGATACTAAAGGTGCCTTGATGGAAGGCTTACAAGGAAATCGCTCAAAAATACTTGATGTAACTTTAGAAAATACCAGAAAATATTTGATGGAAAGTGCAACTACCGGTGCAACTTCTGCTGGTAACGTGGCTACATTGAACCGAGTAATTTTACCGGTTATTCGCCGGGTTATGCCTACTGTGATTGCAAATGAATTGGTTGGCGTACAAGCAATGACTGGTCCAGTTGGCCAAGTTCATACCCTTCGTGTTCGTTATGCTGATTCAGTTGCTGGCCAATATGGTGCAACTGCTGGTGAAGAAGCATTAAGTCCTTTCAAAATTGCTGAAGGTTATGCAGCAAGCAATGGTAATCAATTTACCGCGGCTTCAACTGCATCTTTAGAAGGTTTGGCAGGTAAAAGATTGAGCATTCAAATCTTGAAACAAACTGTTGAAGCTAAAACTCGTAAAATGAGTGCTCGTTGGACGTTCGAAGCTGCGCAGGATGCACAAGCTCAACAAGCAATCGACATCGAAGCAGAAATCATGGCTGCATTAGCACAAGAAATTACTGCTGAAATTGACCAAGAAATCTTACATTCTTTGAAATCATTAGGTTCAAACAATGGCAATAATTTAGTATTCGATCAAGCAAATGTTTCAGGTACTGCTACTTTCGTTGGTGACGAACATGCCGCATTAGCTATCTTGATTAACCGTGTTGCTAACACTATCGCTCAACGTACTCGTCGTGGCGCAGGTAACTGGGCAGTTGTGT